GATGAAAAGCAGAAAGATAGACGTAATCACAAATCAGATGGCGTCCTATTTTGGAACGATTACTAAAGCTGCGTTTGTTGCTGAAATGCTGGATCCTACATATGATGCATCTTCTGACTTCTTTCAGCCTCCTGACCCTAATCCGGAACACAAAGCCGCAAATGCACTTTTAGATTTGACTGAGGGAGGTAAGACTATATACAAATTTCTTACTGATCTCGATGAAGTCTTAAAAGGCGGCGACGACGAAGATGCTGATTTAGACTCAGCAAAGCTAGGTGTTGCAACTACATTTAGAATAACCTTTGAACCAGGTCAAGTTCCTGATGACACATTACACTTAAATGGAGGCGCTTTGGATATCGGTCAAGGTGTACCGTATCCTGCTACTGCACCCTTTTCAATGAAGGAAATGTTAGGCGTATCAGGTGATGGCGAAGAAGCAACCATCAATGGAAAATGTTCAGATCCTGACAGATCTACATCACCTAATCTTTCCGTCATTCAGATATTTCCAGTCGCATTTGGTCCTGGGACTCAAGACACATCAGCACTTTCTTTATTTTTGAATGCAATTCCTACAATAGAGTTTTCCAGGTGTATTCCTTTCATAGACATTGTTGCTATTACTAATTCTCCTCCTTTAACTAACGTTACAGAAACAGACGGACGAATTTCAACAATAGGTTTGGCACAGTTTCTTGTAGGTGCTGACAAAGTTAAGTTTGGCGACGCCGACGGTATTATGGCTAGCTCAATCGATGCTGACGTCTTTAATGAGTTCGAAAAAAAGAAGGTCGAAGGTGATCCTGCTGAAGGAGCAGAAGTGCCGCCCAAAGTAATTCCTCCTTTGTCTACAGCAGGCATGGAAATGTTTACAGCACCTCAGACTTTAGTCAACGCAAATGAAGTTCATTATGAAGCAGACTCAGAAGGATTTAAAAAGACTAACATGTTGACAGGCGAGGATGCTGAAACAACAACGATGCCAGGCGGAAAAAGAGCCGCACCAATAATCGACAGATTTCGACCATTTATGAGTCTTGGTGGTCTAAGTTTTAATGTTGCACCTGGCGGCGGCATGTTTGCTTTTAAGACAGCCAGTCTCAAAGTCACACTGCACGATAGATCCCGCCTTGCTGAAATACAACCTTTTATTAAGCCCGATGCTTTTGGTAACTCACACTTGTTGATTGAATATGGTTGGGCACATCCTGATTACAAGGTTCATGAAGCTCTTGCAGACAGAGAAAAGTACTTGATGGGACACTTTCTAGGGTCACTCAGGTGTAAAGAAAAATATAGAGTTGTCAACACTTCATATTCTTTTGACGAAGTGGGGCAGGTTGAGATCGATATTAAGCTTTCTATGATGGGCGCAAATTCTGTGCATCAGGTCAAAATCGGTATGGGCGGAAAAGTTGCAGATATGATTGCAGTCATGGAAAAGCTCACCAAGGCCATCGCAGAAATTATGAAAAAGTCAGGATCAGCTGGTGCTGCTGACGCAGGCGGAGAAGATTTCTTAACAGCAGCTTCATCGACTAGCGGTGCTATGTCTATGAATAAAGAGACTCAAAAGAAAATTTCTCAGTTTATTTCTAGAAATTCAAAGGCAGCAGCTGGAAGCCCAATGAAAGATCTGGCTGGTAAGATGACTGAGCTTTACGGAAAAAATGGAAAAGGCGGCGCGGTTGCTAAAGCCCAAGATACCATTGCCCAAGAAGTAAAAAGAAAAGTAGGGCTTCTTAAAAAGACTTCAGATCCATTCTTTGGTGTACTGGCGACTAAAGACACAAAAATGAACTACCCTAAGTTTTGTTCTTTAGGTAAAATTGTCAGCACGTTTATCGGTCTTCCAATTGCTGCAACAAAGCAATATGATGACATACAGTTCATATTCTATTCAATTAATGACAAAGCCAGCTATATGGCAGGCACGAACTTAGCATCTTTTCCTATTGACGTTGATGACTTTGAACTCATGTTTAAAGAAGAAACAAAAAACGATCCAAATCTTTCAATTGGTCGATTCATGGGATTTCTCAACGGAAACTTTCTAACAGATCAAGGAAACCCAGCATATGGGATGACTAAGATATACGGTGAGCGCGACAAGGAAGATCTTAAGAAAAGAAAAGTTAATGCTAAGTTTAAAGACGCATCACGTCAAGAAATCGCCATGGCACAGCAAGAAGTTCTTAAGCATGCGTATGGTGCCGGAGAAGCTTCTGATTTAGTGTTTAAGATGCCAAGCATTAAGACAATTATTGAGTGTGTTCCTGCTGATGGTGCTGCAGAAACAGGTGCTACTGCTGGAGAAGCTCCGAAGGCAAAAAACATCTTAAGAATTCACATGTACGACAGCCAGGCAACTAAGTTTACAGCAATAGGAAAAATGCTGGAAGCTATGCAAGGAAACGCTACAGGGCAGCTTACAGGTCTTTCCGGCAAGATTAAGCATGGTAATTACGGCTCTAAGGATGAAATTGCAGCAGCTGCAAAAAATGGAATTAGCCTTAAAGATAAGGCACACGAAGAATTTTCTGCTCTTATTAAAAAAGCCTTAGACTCAAACATGCTTGAAGCAATCCCGAAAGAAGCGGGTGCTTCAATTCAAGGCGACCAGGGAAAGATTCTACTAGAAGAATTTGCAAAAACACGCTTTAGAATTAAAGGTGGTTTTCCTGCCTTAAAAAACTTTGTAGCTTCGAACATGCCGTCTGTAAGGTATGGCGCATTACATTCAGGAATTATGACTGCAAATCTTTCAAGTATGCAAAATCCTCAGCTAGCTACAATTAACATGCTAAGAGCAGGTCAGGGAGGATCAACAGATCCGCAAGGTCACAGAGATGCCGGCGTTCCTCTAAGAGTTGCACCTATGGAATTGAGTGTGGAAACGATGGGATGCCCTCTTTGGAAGTTTGGACAGCAGATTTTTATAGACTTTGGGACGGGAACTACTGCTGACAATGTATATTCTGTTGTAGGGATTGATCACTCTATAGCATCAGGTGAATTTAAGTCTAACGTAAAGTTTGTTCAGCTGAATACGTTCGGTAAGTTTACCGCAATGACAGATAGGGTCGAAGAAGCTATTAACGCAATCGGTGAAGAGGGCGATGAAGAAGATAAGAAGACAAAAGAGTAGCTTAGGCTGTACAATCTTATCTGTCTGTCTATAGTAAAATGTGCGTTTACTAGTTCATAAAGAAACATTAGGTACTATGCAACACTTGATGACAGATCCTGACACAAGGTCTGTACACTGGTGTAATAGCATTCCTGAAGATGTGTGGGTTTTAGGTGATAAGCACCACCCCATGTCGATTCAAAGTCTTTTGGAAGTATTGGGTGAAGATCCTATACACATGTTTCCAGAGTCACACAAAAAAGCTTTTGAAGAAATTGTACCTGACGGATTGACTCAATCCATTCCTTGGCGATGGGTTCTGGGTGACAAGTTGTTTATGGATCTTCTAAATAATGCTCTAGAGAGGTCCAGAGTTAACGTCTGTGCTTTAGAGAGCAGTAAATATGAACAAACATATAGACTAATAAGAATGTTCCTTCTAAGATTACAGCAACCACTAGTCGATATTGACAAATTAGCATATTATATTAAAAACAACAAAAAAGGAATGACTGTTGAGGCTTCGCTTAGATCTTTTGTGTCAAAGACAAATAAGGCACCTAAGATTGTATATGATCAGGCAGGAACTGCAACAGGAAGGCTAACTGTCAAGAAGGGCCCGAGAATTCTTACACTTCCTGCAAGATACAGGGATATCATAAAGCCTAATAAAGGGTGTGAAGTTGTTCAAATCGATCTAGTGTCTGCCGAACCCAGAACTGCGCTATACGTTGCAGGTAAAGAAACATCAGGGGACGTGTATAGTCAAATAGCTAAGGACTTAAACTTAAGCGTTGAAAGAGATGTGGTTAAAGTAGCTAGTCTTTCTGCACTCTACGGAGCCGGATCTTCAAGCCTAGCTGATCTTTTAGGAAGTAAACCTCAGGCTAGAAGAGTCATAAGCAGCTTAAGAAGCCATTTCGGTGTACAGAGAATTGAGTCACAATTAGTATCTGATCTAAAGTCCAACGGATACATAACAAATCTTTTCGGAAGAAAGCTTATGACTAGAAGAGATGAGTATCAAAAAGTTTATAGTCATTTCATGCAGTCGACAACGTCAGATGCCGCGATATGTATGTTTAGCCAGGCATGTGAAATTCTAAGGTCTGAAGATGACAACTTCAAGCCTTTCTACGTAATACATGATGCTTTGGTTTGTGAAGTATCTTCTGACCTCAAGCCTAAGCTTAAAAAGTTAACTCATAAATTGTCGTTAGGCGGAGTTGGACTTTATGAAACCAAAATGACATCTGTGAGTGATAATTAGTATTCAAGGAGGTATAACCAATGAGCAATCTTAAAAGTTTTCTCAAGCGTGAGGTTCAAAAAGTAATTCTTCAAGAGAAGAAAAAAGGCGACGGCCCTGTCAAAAGAGGTAAAATTGGCGGAGGGCGTGTTAAGAATAAAATCAAAGAGGCTGGTGCGCTAGCCAGCGAAAAACCGCAAGAGCTAATGAAAAAGCTGGGAATCAAAGGTGCAGCCAGCGGAGCTAGCGATCATGATATGGTCGTCAATCTTGTCAGATCTGCTATTTTCGGAAATGAGACTATGGGTGCAGCATATGGAGGTGCCAAGGTCAATACAGTATCGATCGGCGGTGACAAACAAAAAGTTGTAATAGTCACAACTAGAAAAATTAGTCCTAGAGACGGCGCACTCTACATGCTGCACACACTTACAGGTGCACACAACGCAGGATATCTTAAGGGGCTCAAAGCCGAATTAGAAGTTAGCGTCGAAAACGGTGAAATAACAGTCATTTTCCACTCTTCTTAAAGATACATCTTAACCTCCCGATCTATAATTTAAAGAATTAAGGAGGTTACATGTCACAACCCGATTTTGACACAATTAAAACCAATTGGGATACATACGAAAAGCTTTGCAATAAGGCTGCCAAGCATGGCATGCCAGATTTGATTAAAGCTCTCGGTGAAAGACTAATTACAACACCATACTCAACTCATGAAAAAGACAGCGGATGTTATGCCGGCGGCTTGATTGAAAATGCCTTAGAAACCACTTCAAAGATGAGAAAGCTAGCTTCTTCTTTTGAGCTAGATATCAATACAGGCTCTATTCTAAAGGTAGGGCTTCTTCACGAAATTGGAAAAGTTGGCACTCTAGAAAATGATTTATTCGTTGAGCAGGATTCTAGCTGGCATAGAGAAAAATTAGGTCAATTCTACAAGTATAACGAGAATGTTCCTAAGTCGACAATCCCTGACAGAACCTTGTGTCTACTACAGCACTTTGGAATTACATTGACAAATGATGAGTTTTATGCGATTCGTCTTTCACAGGGCTCACACTTGGAAGAGAATAGATTTTACGTAGGCACTGAGCCAGATCTGGCAAAATGTCTTCAGATGGCAAAGCGTTTGTAAGTAACATAGTTATGTTTATGCGCAATTTACAACTTTTAAGAGAATATGTTCGACGCCTTCTAGAGAACTCTGATGAAGAAGTCAATGACGATCTTTTGGTCGAGCCTGACGAAATTGAAGAGAGAGAAGAGGACGAAGAAGTAAAAGAATTCTCAGCAGTGGCAGCTATCGGTGGTGTGTCAACACCAGTCGGTACAGGACCTAAGCACCCGGGCTACGACAAGCTTCGCAAGAAGCAAAAAAAGAAAAAGCGCAAATAACTACTGATTATTGAACAATTGATTAGTCATGCCTAGACTATAACAGGCAATTTAATTAACCATTTCACATTAAGGAGATACAAAAATGGCAATTGATTTTGATGCAATTCGTCGAAAGCTAAACAAGCTTTCGGGACAAAACTCTCGACAGAACACGTCGTGGCGACCACAAGAAGGTGAAGAGCATACTGTTCGACTTCTTTCTTTCGCTGACAATGATGGTCAGCCTTTCAAAGAGCGCTGGTTCTACTACAACATCGGCAACAACCCAGGGCTTCTTGCGCCGTATCAGTTTGGTAATCCTGACCCTATTCAAGAGCTTATTACCAAGCTTCGCGATGACGGATCTAAGGAATCATATGAGCTAGCAAAGAAGCTTTATCCGAAGATGCGTTGCTACGCTCCTGTAGTTGTCCGAGGTGAAGAAGACAAGGGCGTTCGTATTTGGGCATTCGGCAAGACTGTATATCAGTCTCTTCTTAACATCATGCTTGATGAAGACTACGGTGACATTACAGATACCAATGAAGGCCGCGATGTCAAGGTTGTATGTACTAAGGCACCAGGTCGTCAATGGGCTACGACAGAGGTTCGACCACGAGGAAAGCAATCACCACTGAGTGAAAATGCTGATACTGTCAAGCAGTATACTACTAGCATTCCAAGCTTGGATGACATGTACACATGCAAGACCTACGAGGAACTTGAAAAGATTGTCAATGACTGGCTGAACGACGATGATGCCGATGATGATGGTACTACGCGAAGCTTTGGTAATTCAAACAACACAGGTACGTCAAGCACAAAGACCCAGTCTGAAGGACAGAAGTATAAGTCCTTAGACGAAGCTTTCGCAGATCTAGAAGACCTGTAGAAATAATTTTAACAAGAGGGTCAAAAGATGGCAAAACGAAAGTATCCAGAACAAGACGATTTTACTAGCGAGTTAATTACTTCGTTAAACAAAGAGCATGGTAATAAGGTTGCTTACAATCTTGCCTATGATGACTCTCCCACCCATGTCAACCGGTGGATTTCGACAGGTTCACGTCAGCTAGATTACATTATTGCTAATCGTGCTGATGGTGGCCTGCCCGAAGGAAGGATCGTAGAGATCTTCGGTCCTCCTTCTATCGGAAAGTCTCATATCGCAATTCAGATTGCAAAGTCTACACAGGACATGGGAGGCATTGTTGTTTACATTGATACTGAAAATGCTACCAGTGTAGAAAACCTTTCCTTGTTGGGTGTTGATATCAAAAAGAGATTTGTTTACGTTGATACACACTGTACTGAAGAAGTTTTGTCTATAGCTGAGGCTACTATTTTAAGAGCTAAAGCTATGGACAAAGATGTCCCAATTACCATTATTTGGGATTCTGTTGCAGCAACATCTCCGAAGGCTGAGCTTATTGGCGATTATGACAAAGAAAGCATAGGGCTTCAGGCAAGAGCTATTTCTAAAGGCATGCGAAAGATTACAGGTGTGATTGCTAATCAAAATGTCTTGATGATTTGCTTAAACCAAATTCGAACTAAAATTGGTGTTATGTATGGAGATCCTACTACTACTCCCGGCGGTAAAGCAATCCCTTTTCATTCGTCTGTACGAATCAAGTTGGGGGCTGGACAGCAAATCACGAACAAAGATAAAGAAGTCATTGGCATCAACGTATCAGCTAAAACGATCAAAAATAAAGTAGCTCCACCATTCAGGACTATTAACTTTGAAATTCATTTTGGTGTAGGCATTAAAGAACACGAACAGATGTTTGATCTTTTGAGAAAACATGGCAAGACTGAGTTTGAAAACAAGCTAGTTGAGATGTCTGGCACTGGTGCATGGAAAAAACTTACGGTTTATAGTCAAGACACAGGAGAAGTTCTAGTAGAAAAGAAATTCTACAAAGCTGACTTTTGTGATGTTATTGACGATCCTGAGTATGGCCCGTATATCGAAGCAATGCTGGAAGATGCACTAGTCAGAAAGTCTCAGCAAAGCGTTGATCTAGAATCTTATGAGGAAGTCAGGGCAGCAGCTCTTGAAATCGAAGACGAGCTGATCTCGCCAGAGGGGTAACATGATTGAGAAACCTGTCTTAATAATCGACGGGTTGAATCTGTTCACTCGGCACTTTGTCGTAAATCCTACAATGAGCCAAAACGGTTATCATCTGGGAGGCTTTGTAGGATTTCTCAAAGGTATACGCCTTTTGAGTGAAAGATGCAATCCAGAGCAAATTGTAGTGGTCTGGGAAGGTGGTGGCTCTTCTAGAAGGAGAGCAATTTTTTCTGACTACAAGCAGGGAAGACGCCCACAAAAACTTAACAGGTACTATGATGATATACCAGACACAATTGGCAACAGAAATAGACAGGTTGCTCTTTTGGTCGAAGCATTAAAACATGTGCCTATACGACAAATGTATGTTACTGAGTGTGAAGCAGATGATGCCATAGCTTACATAACAAGATACCACTATCGAAATAAGAAATGTGTAATAGTGTCGTCTGACAAAGACTTGTATCAGCTGATTGATAATCGAGTTACTCAGTGGTCTCCTGGACAAAAAGCATATATTACTGAAGATAAAGTAAAGCAAAAGTTTGGTGTATCTGTTTCTAACTTTGTGACTGCAAGGGCATTTATAGGTGATCCTTCTGACGGGATTAAAGGTGTACCTCACACAGGGTTTAAGTCTTTAGCAAAGAGATTCCCGGAACTAAACGAAGATGAACACGTTTCCGTCAGTGAAGTTGCAAGTCTGGCAAGAAGCCTTGCAGAGTCTAAGAAGCTAAAAATTCTAGACTCCATTATGGAAAATGAAGACGTAGCTAGAATGAACTGGAAGCTCATGTATTTAGATATTAGAAATTTGTCTGGGCAACAAATTGAAAAAATTAAATTTGCGCTTGATTCTTTTGAGCCTCGACGTAATAAGATAGCATTGATGAAAATGTTATCAAGAGAAGGGGTCAACAATTTTGATGTTGATTCTTATTTCATTGCTATTAAAAACTGTAACTAAGGTTAACTTATAAAGATGATGATTGAAAGTAACATGGAACACTCAGGCTTATTCTCACAGTATGGTAAACAGTTTCAAGAGACTATATTTCAAGGTCTCATATCTGACCATTCGTGGGCACAACAAATGACTGAGGTCATGACCCCTGAGTATTTTGAAGTCAAGGCACTTAGCTACTTAGCTGAAAAGTATTTTTCGTATCATCGAAAATATAAGTGCTTTCCGACACTAGGGCTTTTAGTATCTATCATCAAAGAAGAGCTGACTGAAACTAATGATACAATTCTAAGAGATCAAGTAGTTGATTTTCTTCACAGGACAAAATCTAGTCCAAACATACAAGATTTACAGTATGTAAAAGATAAGTCACTTGATTTTTGTAAGAGGCAAGCATTTAAGGATGCATTAGAACAAGCAGTTGAGCTTATATCGACAGATAAATTTGACAGCGTTGTCACCCTTATGAAAAATGCAGTCGCTGTGGGGATGCCTCACTCTACAGGACATGACTTCTTCGAAGATCTCGAAGCAAGATTTGTAAAAACTAGGCGCCAGGTTTGCCCAACTGGGTTAAAAAGATTGGACGCAAAAGACATTTTACAGGGTGGCTTAGGACGTGGAGAAATTGGTGTAGTTACAGCAAACACAGGAGTCGGCAAGTCACACTGGCTTGTTGCTATGGGAGCCAACGCATTGAGAGCTGGAAAAAACGTAGTACATTATACGTTTGAACTTTCTGAACACTCTGTTGGTTTGCGTTATGACTCCAATTTTTGTGATATACCGAGCAACGAAGTGCCTGACAATAAAGATTTTGTTATTGACAAGTACGAAAATCTAGACCTCGGTCGACTTATAATTAAAGAGTACCCAACAGGATCTGCATCTGTGATAACAATTAGAAATCACATCGAAAAGCTGGCGTTAAAAGGTTTTATACCTAGCCTTGTTGTGATTGATTATGCAGATGTGATGAGATCTACTCGTGCTTATGATTCTTTAAGGCACGAGCTTAAGTTAATTTACGAAGAGTTAAGAAACCTTGCCATGGACATGAATGTTCCAGTGTGGACAGCATCACAAGCTAACCGCGATTCAGCGAAGTCTGATATCGTAGGCTTGGAAAATATGTCTGAGGCTTACGGCAAAGCCATGGTTGCTGATGTCGTTCTATCAATTTCTAGAAAGCCGATGGAAAAAGCCACAGGGTCAGGAAGACTTTTCGTTGCAAAAAATAGAGCAGGTAAAGATGGATTAGTTTTTCCTGTTCACATTGACACTGCTAAGTCTACTATTGAGATATTAGACGAGAGCCACATGACTCTTAACGAAGCGGTGAAACAGGATGAAACAAGTATGAAGACATTATTGAAGCAAAAATGGTCAGAAGTGAGTGGAGCATGACGAAAAAGTACGATTATAACGAATCATTTAAGAAGTGTGTTGAGTATTTCGGCGGCGATGACCTTGCCGCAAACGTTTTCTTGACAAAATACGCATTGACGGACAAAGAAGGAAACCTGCAAGAGCAGACACCTGATGATATGCATCGACGTTTAGCTTCAGAATTTGCAAGAGTTGAGAAAAATTATCCTAATGCTATGAGCGAGGATGAGATCTATTCTCTGTTTGCAAATTTTAAGTATGTTGTCCCTCAGGGGTCACCAATGTCAGGTATCGGTAACCCACATCAGATTCAGTCGATATCGAACTGCTTTGTGATTGAATCTCCACATGATTCGTACGGTGGTATTTTAAAGACTGATCAAGAGCTAGTTCAGATTGCCAAACGCCGCGGAGGCGTTGGTTTTGATATTTCGAGTATTCGCCCAAAAGGAGAAACGACCGGAAACTGTGCAAGAACTACTGATGGCATTGAAGTCTTCATGGATAGATTTTCAAACTCATGTAGGGAAGTAGCCCAGGGCGGCCGCCGAGGTGCCTTAATGATTACAATTTCAGTAAAGCACCCACAAGTAAGAGACTTCATACGAATTAAGAGAAATTTGACGAGAGTTACAGGCGCTAATATCTCAGTTCGTCTAACTGATGATTTTATGCATGCTGTTAGAAACGAAACAGACTTTGCATTACAATGGCCTGTGGATTCTGAGACTCCAGAGGTTACTTCAACTATTAACGCAAAAGAGCTATGGCATGAGATTATTGAGTCTGCACACGCATGTGCAGAGCCAGGTCTTCTTTTTTGGGACAATGCAAAGAAGATGACACCTTCTGACGTGTATGAAGATGAAGGCTTTGGTTCTGTTAGCACTAATCCGTGCGGAGAAATTATTCTTAGTCCTTATGACAGTTGCAGATTAATGTTAGTTAATCTTAAAAGTTTTGTCTTGAATCCATTTACTCCCGATGCTGTTTTTGATTATGAAAAGATGTGTGAAGTTACACAAAAAGCACAGCGACTTATGGACGACATGATTGATCTCGAAGTAGAACAAGTCGATAGAATTCTTGCTAAAATTGAAAATGACCCAGAGCCTGATGCTGTAAAGAGAACTGAAAAGGAACTTTGGGAGTCTATCAAGCAGCAAGCTGTACAGGGTCGACGTACTGGCTTGGGTGTAACAGCTATTGGTGACGCAGTTGCTGCATTAGGAATTAGATATGGAAGTGAAGAATCAATCCGGACTGTTGAAACAATTTACAAATGTCTGACTTTAAGTGCCTATAAGTCTTCTTGTGTTATGGCGCAGGAGCGAGGTGCATTTCCAGTATATGATGGTAATAAAGAAGAGGGTCATCCATACCTTACCCAACTTTTTAATGCCGATGAGGAACTTGGATCTCTTCATTCTAAGCATGGTAGACGAAATATCGCACTTACAACTACGGCACCTGCAGGATCAGTTTCTGTTCTTACACAGACAACTAGTGGGATTGAACCTGCATTCTTACTCAAGTATATGAGAAGAAAGAAAATCAATACAGACGCAGAGCCTAATGCAAGAGTTGATTTTGTCGACGATGTCGGTGATGCATGGCAGGAATACCCAGTGTATCACCACGCGTTTAAAGAATGGATGAGCACCACCGGCTTGGAAGACGAGAAGATGTCTCCCTACTGGAAAGCTACTGCAAATGAAATTGTATGGACACAAAAAGTGAAAATGCAAGCAGCTGCTCAAAAATGGATTTGTCATGCGATTTCAAATACAACAAATCTACCTGAAGATACAACAGTCGACACTGTCAAAGATGTGTACATGACAGGATGGCAACTGGGGTGCAAAGGTGTTACGGTCTATAGGGATGGGTGTAGAACGGGTGTTCTTGTTAGTGACACATCTTCTAAAGCTGACGATTTCGAAGAAAGGTCTTCACCCAAGAGGCCTGAAATTCTGGAGTGTGATATTCACGGAGCCACTATCAAAGGTGAGCGGTGGACCATACTGGTAGGCTTAATGAATGGGCGCCCTTACGAGGTTATGGGTGGCCTATCTCATTATGTTGAAATCCCTAGAAAGTACAAGACCGGCCTAATTGCAAAGAAGCCAAGAAAGACAACTGCCTCTATTTATGACCTGACTGTAGGTGAGGGTGATGATATGATGGTGGTCAAAGATATTGTCAAGGTGTTCGATAATCCCAACTACGCTGGGTACACAAGAACAATTTCACTAGCACTTCGACATAGTGCGCCAATACAGTATTTAGTCGAACAGTTGCAAAAAGATAAAGATGCAGACTTGTTCAGTTTCTCTAAAGTAATTGCAAGATGCTTGAAAAAGTACATTGCGGACGGAACAAAGTCAGGAAACAAAACATGTGATGCATGTGGTGCAACAGATTCTCTTATTTATCAAGAAGGATGTGTAACTTGCGCCAACTGTGGTCACTCAAAGTGTAGTTAGGAGATTAAGATGAAGTGGACGACACAATATGATCCAAAAGTAAAAGAACTAGAGCTACGTTACAATCCTGTAATTGTAAGAGTCAACAAATTTGATGAAGATGCGGCTAAAAAGTTTGATCAAGAAATTGCAAGGGCACACAACACAGGGCAGAAAATAATTCCTGTTGTTATTGATTCGTATGGTGGACAAGTATACAGTCTGATGTCTATGATTTCTGCAATTAAGCACTCAGAGCTTCCTATTGCGACTATAGTAGAAGGCAAAGCTATGTCGTGTGGCGCAAT